GGTCTACAACTTGGATACGACATTCAGCAGCAGCAATCTCACGATATTCTTGCCCCTGCCAAATCTCCAGCCGGACAATTTGCTGCACATTACGAAAATGGAGCGGTGTAGTGCCGACGTAGTCAGTATAGTAGCGACGCCTGTATGGTTTGTAGGTGTCGAAGTTCTTGAACTCCGCTGTTTGCAGCATCGGTCGCCACGCGTTATTACACAGATTGTCAATTTTGTCTTGCGCCCTACGAATGAGATGCTGCACCGCCGCTTTGGTTACTCCGCGCCGCTTACCATTGGTGAACGATTGCAGGTTTTGCACAGTCGCGTTATTGGCCGTAGTATGCGTCGCAGCGAGTGTATAGGCTCCGCCACCTACGGCAGTGGTTTGTAGATTCAAACGAGCATTGCCGCCGCTTAGAGTAATACTGCTGATATAAGCGGTCTCCGCAAGCGTCGCATCACTAAGAACCTCAATTTGGTCGCTGGCCTCATATCCTGTCTGTCGTAGGTCAATAGGGCTAATATCGACGTAGGCGTCACCGGTTGTGCCTTCAGCAGCGAGTAAATCCGCGTCGGGGAATTGGACTTGCAGCAAATCAGCGACTTTCTGCGGTGTAGTGTAAATGGTCGCGTCGGGGTCAAGAGGTTGTGGTGGACGCTCGCCGGGTTGAAACACTACGGGCATCTATCAACGCCCCCGTTGCCGACGGCCCCCACTGCCTCCACCCCGCTGCCTTCGCTTTGGTGCTCGTTGCGGTTGTTGCGCGTTCCAACGAGCGAGTGCTTCGGGGTATCCCGGTGTGCCGGGAACAGGCGGCGGTCCGCCACCGGTCACCGCTATGTGTCGTGCTTGAGTCGCTTCTTCGCGGTCCTGTCTCGCTCTTTCTCGCCGCCAATCTAACACTGATGACGGGACAAATGGTTGTGGAGGCTCGTCGGAAATTACCCCACTCGGCGGCAAGTTTTCCAATTCACGCTTCTTCTCGTCCCACAAATGGCCGGCCTGACTTTCTAAGTCTTCATATGCCTCGGAATCTGCCCATATCTGTTCCGGGTGCAGTGGGGCGTCGTGAAAAGGCTCGTCGCCGAGCGGTTCTTCCATTTCGGCCTGCTCACGCGCAGCCTGCTCATCCGGTCCGCGCCTTTCAAGCGTAGGGTCATATCGCGCACTTCCACCGACTTTGCGCGCCCATTCACTAAGCGGCTCATCACGGGGGCCTCGCATCTGCTCCCCCATCTCATTTTTTTCCGATTCCGACATCATTCGATGTCGAGTCATTTCACCGGGGGCGGCTCTCTCGGTGGCGTGTCCCCTACGCCCTAACGTAGGGTCGATGCCGAACGACGCCGCTCGTAATTGAGCAGGCGTCAACTCCTTGAGAATGCCCCACGCGTGCTCAAACGGATTCATTGGTCCGCCCTCACTTTCGCCAAGTTATAATCCATCGGTTTGTTGCATGCTCCACATCGCTCAAGCCAACAAAAATGTAGCATACCGCACTGTTTGCAGCGCGTGCCGCTACCAATATCGACAATGTCACGGATATTGCGCGTTCGCGCGTGCTGCTCTCGCATTATACCCTCAAGAGGGTCTTCAGGTGTAGTTACACTACCAGCACCAATAGATTCGGCTTTACGCCATCCCTGCTTCTCCATTCGTTGCAGGTCACTGATAGTATAGTCTGACATCTATGTATCTCCCTTCATGTGTGGAGCACCGTGTAGACTACTTCACCCCTCACTACTTCCATGTCCATACTAACGAAAGTCGCTGAAGTGATAACGTCACCAGCGAGCAACCCAGCCAATCCAGCCGGGAATCCCGCTTGGATAACAGCACCGGGGTCAAAACGGTAGACCTTGCATGCTATTGCCGCCATAAGGCATCACCGCCTGCTTAGCGGCGTCCCAATGCCCACCATGTTCCGTCTTGACCGGCGACACTTTGGATAACCACAGTCGTGCCGTTCAAAAGTGCGAATACACCATCGACACCAGCACCGGTGCCGGCCGTGCCGCTACCTGCATTTGCTCCAAAAGATACAATGCTACTCAAATGGTCACCACACACGATATTTCCGCCTGTGTCTCCACCACCATTGGTGAAAGTTCCATGCAGCATTAGCATATTGCCCATTACATTTGTCCGTTCTTCAGTTGTGCTTGCGAAAGCCATTATTCAGTCACCTCTATTGTCTCGGCGGAGTCCGCCACATCATCTACGATGATGGGGGTGTTCATAGCGTCTTCGGTTGATTCGGCCTCCGTCAGTGCCTCCTCCTCCGTTTCTAAATCTGATTTAACCCCAAGAACTTCACGCACTCGGGCAAGCAACTGCGCCTTTGTTAGACCAGCGCGCGCTCGGATTTCATGTAGTGTCAACCAATCGTAGAGTTGCTTGCGCGTCCAGCCTTTGTCCGGCTTGCCGTCAGCATCAAGGTCGAGCAATTCATTCGCGTCGCTCGCGATGACGAAATCGGGGTCACCACTAACGCGCTGTCGATTAGACTCTAACCACTCTTGCGTTACATCCTGTGGTATGCCACGCGTGAACTCCCCAAAGGGCGCACGCTTCGTAGGCCATTTACCTCGATAGGTCACAGTAGGCACTGTGACTCACCTCAAGCAGTGATTAGCCAAACAGTAGCAGGTGCGGTATCGTCAGTAGTGCCATCAGCCGTGCTTTCAACACTGAATGTGCATACAAGACCGGTGAAACTCATCTTGACTTCACCGAGGTCTGCATCAACGATGCTTGAACCAGCAGCCATTCCCGACAGGATTACATTTACATCACCGCTTAGTGTAAGGGTATTACCCTCCGCAAGCGCGGTGTTTAATGATAAACAATGCAGTCGTGGTTGCGCTCGGTTCGTTCCGTCAGTCTGTCGAGCCGTAAATGCGGTTAGCGCACCCGGATAGGCTGTCAGCCAATTTTCGTCGTCTTGGTCTACCCCTGCCCATAGTGGTAGACTTATGTCTACTGTTGTGGTAAAGGTCCCTGTGCCGGTGTATGTTACTCCTCGGTGTGTAGTTGCTGCCATATTTTGTCACTCCTTTTTGTCTCCTGTGCGCTCCAACCTCATGTTAGGTCGCGTATGCTCCCCTGCGCGCCAAAGAATGAGCACCACAGTTCGCCCATCGTTCGATACAATCCCTCTTGACCGAGGCGATTGATGGCGAACGGGTCGCCTGTCTCAATACCTGACTCAAAGTATTGGGTCGGTATCGCGGTTTGGAACCACAGGTAATCTGTATCAAGGTAGTAGATACGACTGCTGCCGTCTGCTGTAACGTCCTTGCTCGGGATAATCGGGACTCCGTTGTAGGTCGCCACAATGAACCCGGCTTCGATACCGGGGACACCCTTGACGCCACTGTATGACGGGGTCACACGCTTGGTCTCCATGAATCGCTGTTGGCTTTGCAGTAGTTGCTGCACGTTCATCAACGTATCATAGCCGGTGAGAATCACCTTCGGGTTACCACCACGAGTCCATACTTGCTGGAAGATAGCATCAAGGAAGTCGAGACTCAACGCGCGATTAGTTGGTCCCGCTGCTCCAATACTCACTTCAGCGGAGTGGAAGTCCGCGCTACCATCACGAGTAATCGAATACATATCGTGGTCTGTAATTACGTTGCACCAATCTGTCGCGGTCATGTTGTCCGGGTTTGAAGTGACGCGGTCGAGTGATTCAAAATCGTTCCCTGCCCCTGTGTCGAAATCGGTTGTTAGCATTCGGTTGATATGGTCCGCGTGATGCTTACCCATCTCCTCCTTCAGAACCTGTCGCACGTCGCCAAGTCCGTCGTCCTTATCGGAGAGGAACATTGCGACTTCAGATAGGTCGAAGGTGTGCGCGACTGTCTTGGGCTTCGCAGCCACATGTAGGAAGTCGGGCTTGGTGGTGTCAGGCAGTGTTGCGTTCTCGGCCACACCGCCACCCTTCGCGAAGGACGCCTTTGCAGTGATGATTCTCCAACCGGACTTCTCCCACGGCTTCTTCGGTAGTATGCTGAAAGCGTTGAACTCTTGGTTCAACTGCGACCAAACTTTGCGACCGTAGATGGCTTGGTATGTGCCTGCTGTTGTGCTTAGTAGCGGGGCGTCTGCTTTGAGAATGTCACCGCTACTGTAAGTGTATCCTGTCAATGCCGTTCCGCCGTAGTAATACCGCTCCATGTCCTGAATTGTCCTAACATAATCTCGTGCCATATTCACTCACCCCCTTGTAGTGCCTTGCCTGCAAGTCGGTGAACGTCGTCCCACGACATGTCGGCGAGGTCATCTGCTGAAGGAACCTCTACGAGCGCGCGCTGCGCACTCTTTGTGATTATCTCGCCGCTTTCGCTGGAGAGATTATTGATTCGGTCGTCAAGCGCGGATATTGCCTTCTGAACTTGCGCCAACGGCTCGCGGCTGTCGAATGCCTGTCGCTCGCTTTCGTTAGACTTAGCGACTGATTCAGTGACATATCG